AAACTTTGAAATTCTTGGCACTAACGCATCTGATGACGATGTAACTTTTTCATCAACAATTGCTGGTATTCAACTTCAAACAGATGGTGGTGATAATGATTCTGTTATTGTTTTACCTCACCTTGATACTAACCAAACAGCTTGGTCTGGTTGTAAATGGGGAACTGAAAATCAAACACAATGGGAGTGCATGATTAGAACTGATTCAGCTGTGGCTGATATGTGCTTTTATGCTGGTTTAAAACTAACGAACACAGAAGCTTACGCTACTGATGATGACCAAGTTTATTTTTTGTATGACTCATCAGATGACTCTGGTACCTTAACAACAAATGCAAACCTTCATGTTGTGTATAGTGTTGCTGGAACTGACTATATTTCTGACCTTGGAATAGCTGTTGCCGCTGCTACAAACTATAGACTAGCAATTACAATAGATTCAAGTAGAAAAGCCTCAGCTTGGGTAAATGGAGTTCAATATAGTCTGACACCATTGACCACTGCTGGTGGTGTCGCTACCGGAAAAGGATCTGCTAAATCATTGGCTCTAACTAATGATGTTGACTTTATTCCATACGTCGGAGTTAAAGCCAGAACAGGAAGTGCAAAAACTCTACACCTTTCATATATAAAAGCGTCTAGAATTATTTTTGAATAAAAAATACCAACCCCCTTGTAATATACAAGGGGGTTTATCTATTAATGATGGAGAATAAAAATGGGAAAATTAAGAAACAAATTAAGATTAGAAAGAGATCAGAGGGTTTCGGCTGAAGCGCTTGAAGAATTAAGAAAACATAGAGAACAACAACTCAAAGAAAAAGAAGCCAAGCGTAATGCTGCTGAAGCAAAGCGTAAAGCTGAAGCAAAGCGTAAAGCTGAAGCCGAAGCAAAGCGTAAAGCTGAAGCCGAAGCAAAGCGTAAAGCTGAAGCTGCTGCTAAAAGAAAGGCGGCTGCTGCAAAGAAAAAAGCGGAAGCTTCAAAAGAATAGAACTATTTACTTTGGTATTTAGTCCTCCGTTGTGCCCCTTGCATTTATTGCTTGGGGCTTTTCTTTTAAGCAAAACTATTTATTGAGACTGGAGGATTAATGAATGTCATTACCCACTTTAAGACCAACATCAACAACATCAGCCATTACTTTACCAAGCAGTGTCAGTGATTTATTATCTGACTCTGTGGCCCCGGCAGACTCCCAAATAGTAGAGGCTTGTCCTCTCGGAGTCTATTCAACATCGGCAGCCTTTGTGTCTGGTGCTGTTTCTCAAGTTGCGTTTACATTTAAAAGACTTGGCGGAGATGTATTAGACATTGAACTTACAAGCGGCTCGGTGTTTGCTGCTTATGAAGAAGCAGTGCTCGAATATTCTTACATCATAAATGTACATCAGGCTAAAAACACTCTAGGTTCTGCATTGGGTTCCGAGACTGGTTCTTTTGATCATCGAGGTGAAATAACAACTGGACCGGAAAATTACGCTTTAAAGTACCCCAAGTTCTCATTTGAGACGTCTTTTAGAATAGCAGATGCATTTGCTACTGAAGCTGGGATAGGCGGCACAACACCCATTTACAGCGCTTCAATAAGCACACAAGCAGGTATACAAGACTACGACCTCCAAAATATTGTAAGTTCATCATCTGATGCCGGTGGTGTGGAGTTTGCCAATTTGGTCGGAGACAAAAGAATTAAAATAAGACAAGTCTATTATGTAACTCCCAGACAGATGTGGAGGTTTTATGGCTACTATGGTGGTCTAAACGTAGTAGGAGACTATCATAACTACGGACAGTATGCAGATGATTCTACTTTTCAGGTTATCCCAGCATGGCATAACAAAATGCAAGCCATGTCTTATGAAGATCATTTGTATACCAGAACGTCACACTATTCATATGAAATTATAGACAACAAGTTAAGACTTTACCCAATTCCAGACAATGTTTCTCCGGATAAGTTCTGGTTTAGGTTTACAATTGAAGACGGTGATATATGGACAGATTCGCACGAAGCCGGTCAGAATGGTGTGAACAATATGAATACAATGCCTTTTGAGAACTTGCCATATGAAAATATCAATTCAATGGGTAAACAATGGATCAGGCGCTTTGCTTTGGCTTTGTCAAAAGAAACATTGGGCCAAATAAGAGGCAAGTTTGGAGGTAACGTTCCAATACCCGGCGACAATGTATCTCTTAACGCTTCTGACCTGTTGTCACAAGCAAAAGAAGAAAAAGACAAACTAAGAGAAGAACTGGCTAAGAATCTGGACGAAATGACTTATTCTAAGTTAATAGCGACTGATTCTGAGATGACCGAAAATGCTGAGAAGGTTATGTCGAGAACTCCATTGAAAATATTTGTAGGATAAATAAATGTCAGATGATAAGTGGTCAAAACTAGATTCTCCTCCACCTCCGATGTTCCTAGGAGAAAAGGAGAAAAATCTTGTAAAGCAGGTAAACGATGAGATTATTGAAAGAGTTGTCGGTCAACAGCTTTTATATTTTCCCATTGACATCGACCACACCAACTTTCATCCTCTTTATGGAGAAGCGTTGGAAAAGACTTTCCTACCGCCAGTGAGAGTTTATGCCAGAGTCGAGTACCAAGGTGTTGAGACAAAATTTCTAGAGAATGTTGCATTAGACAAAATGACTGGTCTTAAAGTTATGTTTCACAAGCGCAGACTCACAGAGGACCAAGAGTTGTTTGTAAGAGAAGGAGACTTTGTAAAGTATGGAAAGATATTTTACGAGATAGTAAAGTTAAATGAACCAAAACATCTTTTTGGACAGGCAGACGTTCAGTTTGAGGTTCATGCAGAGTGCATAAGAGCAAGAGATGGAGTATTTAATGCCGAGTAGTGATGAATATATTAAGTTTGAAGCATCAACCATAGAGACTATAGACACAGGTCTATATAACTGGCTTGATAAAACTTTAGACCTACATACAAAAACCAACAAAGGCATTTACAAAGTACCAGTGTTATGGCTAGGGTCTGAACGTGTGTGGCAAATTAAAAAAGACGTACGCATAAGAGACAAGGTTGGCAAACTAGTTTTACCTTTAGTTACAATCAACAGAACATCGATGCAAAAAGATCCAAACTTCAAGGGGTCGTATCAAGCGTTTATACCTGAAAACAAAGATTACAGAGGAGGTTCTGAGCCTGTCGGCTCCAGAATACAACAAGACAAGACTCAAAACTTTCAGTCAACCGTTGCGCAAACAAAAACACAAAATAAACAACAAACTTTTAAACTGGAGGAGAACAACTTGGTCGTACGTGAAACATTCAATACACCTTCTCCGGTTTATATGTCAATCACTTACTCTATAACTCTACGCACAGAGTATCAACAACAAATGAACGACCTCATACAACCTTTTATCACAACCACAGGACAGATAAACTCCTTTGTTTTTGAAGATTCAGGACACAAATA